GCTGTATGCCCAGATACCGTCCTTCTCCCCATTGCGCAGCACGGCAGTGGAGCGTTCCGACTGATCCGCACGCGCCTCCCGGAATCGGACGGCAACGACGAACGAGGACGTTGTGATCTCGGTCCCGCTCATGTTTTGAAAGGGGAATAGCGATCCGACGCTGGCGGTGGAGTAGGTTCTCGTCCCGTCCCCGTTCACGGTGACGGTCACATCGTTCCACCCGCCCAATGTGATGTCCGCTTTCGGATGCTTGTGCCAGTTCGTCACCATCATCGGGCATCACCCGCCCGACGGACGCTCCTATGCGAGCGGCATCGTATCCCCCGTGAAGAAGCCCGGAAGCCCCCCCCCAACGGCAGGGTCATACGTGTCGGCGCGTTCGATGAGCACATTCGATACCGCCACGTCACGGATTCCGTTTGGATTTACCTCGAATCGAAACCCGTGGGAGGGGATCGTGAATCTGCACAAGACATCCGATATCCCCCGCTTTAATCTTCGGGAAAACACCATATTATTAACGTTGGGATTATCAGTTGTCTGCACGATCATCACGCTCGCGACGTTATCTTCGCTGGCGTTCACTCTCATCGACAGGACGAGCGGAACGTTGAATGGAACCTTAACGTTGAAGCCATATCCGCCTCTGGTTCCCGTGACGTGCAACGCATTATCACGGACCGTCCCATTCGCGTCACCCCAATGGGAGACGCCGGTAAGCGGTCCGGCAAAAACAGGATTGGGAAAAAGATTAATCCTCTGCATGATTCTCCTTGTCGAGACTGTCGAGCACATCCTTCGGGATCAGTTTCAGGGCCACCGCGAGCTGGCTGGACAGGATCGCTATCTGCTTGTTGAGAGTGCCGACCTGCTGCGAGAGCTGGTCGATGACGGTGTTCGCGTCGGCTGGAATCTGAGTCAAAATGTCTCCTTTTTAATGCGGAACCCCACAATCCGATTGGATTGCAGGGGTTGAAAAACTGGATGAAATAGTGGTCAGTCGGCGGCTGTCATCGTGTCGATTCGGGTCACGGCCTTAAGCTCGTCCAAGGTGAGGGTGCGTCCGAGATTCGTCTTAACATCCGTCACTTTGACGGATGTGCCGGAATCGTCGAACGTGGCGAGCACGCCGCGCTGGTAGTCGCGCCACGATTCGGCGGTGCCGTCAGCGCTGGAAAACTCCAATCCCAATCGGCACAATTCCGCGCGCACCGACTCCTTCGGCGGACGCAAATCAAGCACGCCAGACGGCTCGGCGGGCGTCACGGTAGGCGAGGTATCGGTAGTGGTCTCAGTGGTCACATCGGTCATAATCAATCTCCTTAATTCTGTTGGTTTTGTCTTGGCATGAGCGCTTCGTAAAAGCGTTCCTCGCATTCGTCCAGCATCGCCTGACTGGATTCATCCTCAAGGAAGGCGTCCAATCCATCGACATCCTGCGTACAGGCCACGTCGATGCCACTCGACGCTTCCGGTGCGGAAGCGTCAGCAGCCAATGCGGCGCACATTCGCGCGTCGGTCTCATTCGACATGACCGGCAATCGCAGCCCGGCGCGTGTCCTGTTTCGTGCGGCTGTCAGCGGATCGTCCAACACTTCCCCATCGGCGGCGAGCATGCTCACGTCTGTCGCGGAATCGGCCAAAGCGTTTTCCAACGCTTCGAACGCCCCAGTCCACACGCCACGCCCCGTCGAAGGATCGTATCGGCTCGTGTCCTCCCTGCCCTGCATGATCGCCGCGATCGCCTCACGGGTCGAAGCCAACCCGAGCAGCGCCTTCCACGATGCGAGCACCTCAGGCATGAACACGAAACTGGTCGACCCGTTCACCGGCGGATCGCATCGGATGATGCACAATCCGTTCGCATCCCGTTCGAAAGTCGATGACAAGATTTTCCCTCCAATCATTTGACCAGATAGGCCAGGTATTCTGCGTACACTTCGACCGGGCACGGCTGGTCGGCGTTGAAAAGCTTCAGGTTGAAGCCGCTCTGACCGCCCGTGCTGGTGGGATGCGCGATGATGCCGGCCCATTCCGAATCCGCGTTCGCGACCGCATAATAGCGGCCGTATTTCGTCGGACTGAGCCTGCAAGTGATTTGCGCTGATGCGCCGGTCGGGATGCTATGGCCGGGGTTCGGACACCACGCCTTCCACGCGGCGCCGGATTGGAAGGTGGACCTGTTCTGGATGCCGCCGAGAAAGCCGCCGAGATACAAATATCCGGTCGCGATGTTCGCTCCGACTCCGACCCTGCCGTTCGCGTCGCGCGCTTGGAGCCAGACCCTCGCACCGTTCACGCTATCGTAGGACAAATCGAGCGACGCACTGGCAGTTTTGCTCTCGTCGGGCTCGTCGTAATTACTGTCCGCCATGGCGTACACCTCGGACGCGATACCGCCGCTTCCGGTGCCACCCCGCTCGCGTGGCTTGGATCCCAGACGCAGGAAAGACGCCGGGTCGTTCTTTTTGACGTGTCCGCTCCAAAAATCCAAGACGCTCATCTCGCCGACATCGTTCGACTGGACGGCCGATGCGATGGCCGGAAACCTGTAGTATTCGCTGTTCGACGAGTCACAGGCCACGAATTCCACTCCGTCACCGATAGACTTTTCCGCTCCGCCAACGACACCGGTCGCGTAGTCCGGAGAAATACGCACCCTATGCCCGCTAACGCGGGTCTGGAACGTGCCGGTCAGCAGGTTCGACCTGCCCTCGCCGTCCAGAATGACGGTCTGGTTGTGGTTCGAATCCCACATCCGCAGGCCCGTCGAATTGAGCTTCACGCCAGTGTTCGCGGCCTCGCTGGACTGGAATATCGCACCCGTAAACGTGTAGCCTCGGAATTGTCCGGCGGCTACCTTGTCCGTCGTGATGCTGCCCGCCGCGATTTTCACCGCAGTGATGGAGTTCGCTGCGAGCTTGTCCGTGGTGATCGCGCCGGACACGATCTTCGACGCGTTCACCGAGTTCGCGGCCAGCTTGTCAGCGTTCACCGAGTTCGCGGCGATTTTGTCGGTCGTGACAGCGCCAGCCACGATGTCGCCGGCCTGAATCTTATGGACATTCAGGAGCGCCACGGTCATGTCCTCCGTGACGCGGAGCTTCGCGGTCGTGACCGAGTTCGCGGCCAACTTGTCGGTCGTGATGGCGAGCGAGACGATGTTGCGCGCCTGCACGCTGTCGGCGGCGAGCTTCGCGGCGGTCACCGCGTCGGCCACCAGCTTCTCAGCGGTCACCGAATTGGCTGCCAGCTTGTCCGCCGTGATCGCGCTGGCCTTGACCTTTTCGGCGGTGACCGCGTTCGCGGCGATGGTCTTCGCGCCGACCGTCCCGGCAGCCAGAATGTTATTGGCCACGAGATCAAACGGCGTGAAGCGGGTGCCATCCCACGTCAGCACCTCGATAACGCGGTCTGTGAGCGGCACGAGCACGCTTGGAGAAGCGTTTGGAGCGCCGGTCCAGTACGTGTAAAAGTCGGCCAGCATGGACGGCGAATTATTCTTCTCGCCTTTCCATCTCGTCCAATACTTCTGCGTGCGCCACCACATGTCGCCCGGCTTCAGCCCATCATGCGCGGGTTCGTCCGGGCCACGGTAGATCAGGTTCTTGCCGTCGGCGGTGGTCTGCGCCTTTTTCGCGGCGGCCTGCGCCTGATTCGCCTGCGACGCGGCATTGGCGGCGGCGGTCGAAGCCTTGTCGGCGGTGGACTGAGCGGTTTTGGCCGCATCATTCGCCTTGACGGCGGCGTTCGCCGCATCGGTGGCCGCCTTGTCCGTCACCGCCGACCACGCCGACCCGTTCCACCGTTTCGGCGTGTTAGCGCCATTCGTCGTGTCTATCCACAGTGTCGTGGACTTGCGCATCGAAGCGTCCGGCGCAGTGGATTGGATGAGCACGTCGGCCTTGCCGTTCGCCACGCCAGCGGCGGCGGCAGCAGCCGTATTCGCCTTCTGGGCCGCATTCGCCGCGTCCGTGGCGGATTGGGCCGCACTGTCAGCCGTGGCTTTCGCTTGGGTCGCGACGCTCGAAGCATTGACCGCTGTGGACTTGGCGGCATTGGCGGACTCATTGGCCGTATTCGCCAGAGTCTGCGCATTGCCAGCCGTCTTCTTCGCGCTTTCGGCGGCGGCCTGCGCGGCATTGGCGGCATCCTTGGCCTGACCTGCGGTGGCGGTCGCACTCTTCGCGGCGGCAGTGGCCGCATTGGCGGTATCCTGAGCGGTCTTGGCCGCACCATTGGCCGTATCAGCCGTGCCCTGCGCGTTTTTCGCTGCGGCAGCCGCATTCTCAGCCGTCTTCTTCGCGTCGGTGGTCTTCGCGGCATTATCCGCGATATCCGACTTCGCCTGCTCGATCTGCTTCGCATTGTTCTCCACGTCGGCATAGCCCATGTGGTTCCACGCGGAGCCATCCCAGACAAGCGTATCGATCACGCGGTCGGACAACGGCACCAAGACGCTCGGACTGTTGTTCGGAGCGCCGGTCCAGTACGTGTAAAAGTCGGCCAGCATGGACGGCGAATTATTCTTCTCGCCCTGCCACCTCGTCCAATACCTCTGCGTCTTGAGCCACAGGTCGCCGACGATGAGATTGCCCTTCGGCTCATCAGGCCCACGGAAGGTATGGTTCTTCGAGTGGGCTTCGGCATACGCCTGCGCCGCCGACTCCTTGGCCTTCGATATCTCGCCGTTCGCGGTGGTCAGGTCGCTTTTGGTCTGCGCGATGTCCTTCCGTGCCTGCGACAGATCGGCCTTTGCCTGCGTGAGCGTCTGATTCGCCGTGTCGAGATTCGACTTGTTGGCTTGGATGTCCTTCCGCGCCTGATCGAGCTTGGCCGTATTATCCTTCAACGCCGTCTTGTTGTCAGCCAAATCCTTCTGGATCTGTTTGACCTCTTCCGGCGAGACCGCAGAAGCCACGGTGACAGTGGCGACTGCCGACCAGTCGGAACGGTTGCCAGCATGATCCACGGACCTCAGCGCATAGGAGTGCCGGGAACCGGCTGCCAGACCGGTCACAAGATAATCGCCCCGACCGGACTGGGTGGCGCTGATGACGATCATGCCGTCCGCATTGACGCCCTCGCCGACCTCGATATGGTCGAAGTCCGATTCCATCGACGCGCCGGTGGAGGTCCTGCCGTCCCAGTGGACGGTCACCACGCCAAGCTCGGACGACAATACCGGCTTCGACGGTACGGAGCATGGCGTCGTGTCCGATTCGACGGTGGCCACGAAAACGCTCGACCATTCGCCGAGCTTGTCCGAATACGTCGGCACGGCCCTGACGCGCACCTCGATTTGCGTGCCGCAATCCAAGCCGCCGAAACCGAGCTGAGTCTTATCAGTCGTGCCTGCCGAATGCCAAGGCGCACCATCCACGTGCCTGCGCCACTCAATGGCGTAATTGCTGATCTCGATGGACGTGTTGTTCGTGGCTTCGGTCACGGCGGACCACGAAGCCGTGGCCAGACCATGCGCGTAGCCGTCGGAGCCGATGTAGGCGTCCGTCTGCACGATCAATCCGAGAGGTGCCTTCGGGACGCGATGGTCACGGTCGGAAGAGGCTGTCGTGCCGCCCTCGCTGCCGGCCAACGCGGCGCCACCGGTGATGCCCTTGATCTTCTTCGCCTGGCGCACGGAAGCGTCATACTTGATATCATTCAGAGCGATTGAGCAGGATAAGCCCTCGTTCTGGCGCATGCTCAGGTCGATTTCCTGCACGCGCACCTTCTCCCCATGGGAGACGGTGGGGGCGGTAATCCAATCGCCGGCATGGTAGTCGACGAGCGGCAGCGCGTCCACGTCTGAGATGATGAGATCGCGCGTGTATTGGCCACGTACCCTCGCAGCATCATCCAAAGTACTCTGCATAAAGGCTTGAGCGGTGTCCTTGTCGGACACGCCACCCTGCGACGAATAGGATTCCCACTTGCCCCACGGGGTCGGAGCAGTCGGATTGTCCATGCGGAAGAGCAGATTATTGTCACCCTCGACAAGGATGGTGCTGGCCAGGTCGGCGATGGACTCCTCGAAGGGTGCCTCGCTGATGTCACGCGCCAATTGCAGCACAATGCTCTTGCTTAGGTCACGGCTCAATGCGGTGCTGTCCGCATTCCACATTTTCAGCGTCCTGCCGGACGTGCGCCAATCACAGCCGCCACCATTGACAAGAGACGACAGGATCGTCTGCAAATCAGTGCCAAGGCTGTAATACAAGGTATATTTCCGCGACCAAGCCGCACCACTTGCATCCTTGGCCGTGTCGAAGCCCAGGGTCAGACCGGTGGCCACGCCGCCACGCTCCTTATTCTCGTCAAGGAGCGTCTTGAGAATCACACCCGGATTCGACGAATAGAAGGGCCTCTTGCCCTTGTTGTCGCCGTCCGTGAGCAGATGGCTGGAATCGTTGTTCTCCGCCTTGGACAGGAGCCAGCTGATCGACTGGCCGGAATAGGTGACGGTCTTGGTACGGTCGTCCGTCTTGCCGCTGCGCCCAGTGATGACATAGCGAGCGTTGTCCGGCTCACGATAGCCGGTGTCGTCCGACACCTCCACAGCCACCTCGAGACCGTCCGTCAGCTCTCGGTCAAACGCTTGCGCGTCCCCGGACAGCATCGAATACTCGATGCTGATAGCACCATCGTCATTGTGTAAAATGGACGCGCTGAAGCTCACCGGCTCCGCCAATACGCCGATACGCTCGCCGAACGGCCTGTATGCCACCAGACGAGCATGCAAAGACTTAGCCATGATTAACTACTCCCATGATTGCAAAAACCGGCATGCCACCTTGTCGGTGCCGCCGGTCTGTCTGATATCGAGCCGATAGTCGCCGGAATCGATCGCGGGCCACACCTGCAGTGGCTCGGTGGTCCAGTCGACGCCATTCGACGCATCCGTACCACCGGACCATGCGTCGGCATTGGCCGCCATCCACGCCTTGCGGTTGGCCACATCGATAAAGAGGTAAGGACGAGAGGCGTCACGCTGGCCGCCCCACACCAGATTCGTGCCACTCACCGGATCCGCGATGGTAACGCCAGTGGCCGCTCCGAAACGAAGCACCAGCATGCCGATCGGAGCGTTGGAAAGCCACCCCTCCGGCATGATGTCGAAAAGCTCGGACGGCCCGGCGTTAGGCAATCCCTGCCAGCGAGTCCAATACCCCTTGCCGCTCGGCTTGGAAACCCCGCCCGGCAGCAGCCTGCCACCCGACGCGGCCAACGTCGCCTCCTGCCACTGCACGCCACGCCAAAACACGTCCGGCAGTTTGAACACGGCGGTCGCTGCCCTGTGATCATTCCACGGAATCTCGTCACCGTCCGGCTGACAGGACGTGCATACCGCGTTAGCGGTCATACGTCGCGTCAGGCCGGTGGACGTGTCACGCTCCACGCGCGTCAGCGACGAGGCCAAGCGGCACAAGCGGTAGAAGCGGTGCATCAGAGTATCCGCATCAGGCCCGTCCGTGATGAATTTGAGTGTGATTTCCGGCGCGTCGAAAGCCACCGGGCCGGCTGGGAGCATCATGCCATTCCGACCATTTACCGTGACGGAATCAATGCGCGGGCTGATGTTCGTGAAATGGGTGGTGCCGACTATCAGACTCGAATGCTCACCAGTCAGCTGCTGACCATTGATGAGATAATCCGCGAGAATCATTGCACCACCCTTTTCCTGTCACCATTGCGGCATTGCCGCCGTCTGCAATCTCTGCTGCGTGCTGATGCTCGTCGGAGCGATCGCTGGATAGTTGAAGGTCTGCTGGACATACGTGGTCGAGCCGCCTCCGTTGCTGACATTCGCCCTGCCGGTCTTCGACGCATCCACATCGAAGCCGCCGTTGATCTGCGCATTCATGCCGTTCACGGTGCGCTGCACGTCCTTCCAACCGTCCTTGAGGCTCTTGTCGAATCCACGCATGATCGCCAAGCCAGCAGGCTTAAGCATCACCTTGTCGTAGCTGAGCGGACCCTTATGCCTGACAATCCAGTCACCGATACCACTCACAAAGCTCTTCACTTTGCCGAAAGCCGCCTTCAAACCATTAAGCAGACCATTGATGATGCTCGCGCCAGCGTTCCACAGCCACGTGCCGGCACCGGCGAATACGCCCATAATGGCACTGCCGATGCCGCCAAGGAAGCCAAGCACGCTCTGCACGACACCATGCACGATCTGGCTGAAACCGTTCCACGCCTGCTGCCAATTGCCGTGAATCAGGCCGGTCACCAGATTGATGACACCCTGAATGACATTGACGATGCCCTTGACCACCATCGCGATGCCATTGATGACGCCCTGAATGAATGGCAGCATCGCTTGGATGGTCGGCAGCAATGTCGAGCTAATGAAGCCGACGATCGCGGAAATGATGGTGGACACCAAAGGCGCGAGAGCCTGGATCACCGGCATGAGCGCCTGAATCACGGCCATGACCTCATTGATCACGGTAATGACGATCGGCTGGATGCCTTGGATGACCTGAGTGATCGCCGTGATCACGGAGGTCACCACGGTCAGAACGCCCTGGATCACCGGCACCAAAACGCCCACCAAGGTGGAGATTATCGGCGTCAGCAACGGGATTATCTGACCGATCACATTCGTGATCACCGGCATCACGGCGGTCGTCAATTGGCCCAAGGCTGTCATGAGCGCCTGAATCGACGGCTGAAGCGTCTGGAATGCCTGCTGCAGGCTGGCTAAAACGTTTTTCAGCATCTCGCCGAATTCACTGCGCAATTGCGGGCTTGTGGCGATCAATCCGGCCAGAGCGCCAATCACAAGAGTGATAGGCCCGCCAAGACCGCCGAGCACTTTGCCCAAGCTACCAAACATGCTGCCAATCACCGGCACTCCGCTCATTCCGGAGCCAAGACCGGTCAGCACGCCGCCAAGACCAGCCGCGCCAAGCAAGCCGGTCACGGCGGCGATGGGGCCGGACAACGAGCCAAGGCTATTCGACAGGCCGCTGAAATTGATTTTGCCGATCTTGTCAGCGACAGCACCGAACACCTTTTCCAAGGGTGGACCGATCTTCTCGGCCAGCGACGCCACCTTGTCGAAAAACGCGGTGATGAGTGGTTCGACGGCCTGCACCATCTTGATGACCGCGCCGCCGACACCGCCGAAAGCAGCGATGAGATCATTGCCGACCGAGGTCTTCAATCCGGCGATCTCATGCTGGAGAATGGTCATCTTGCCCTGCGGGGTCTGCGCCAAGGCCTTGTTGATGCCGCCGAAGTTGGCTTCCAGCACCTTCGCGGCCATGGCTGCCTTCTCCGACGCGCTGCCCTCCTGCAGGACTTTTTTCTGCGCGTCGGTCATGGTCACGCCATATTTCGACAATGCCGTGGCGTTGCCGGTCATGACCTTGCCGAGCAGGTTGGCTATCTGCACGCCATCCTGCGCCGTGGCGTTGTATCCCTTGTTGTTGGCGATCATGTCGGCCAGGGCGGGCGTCAAAGTCTTGACCTGATCGGCGGTCAGCGCGAAGGTGCCGAGCTGCGCCTGAGCGGCCTTGAGCGTGCCGGCGGACACGACGCCGGTCTGACCTAGCGTCTTGTTCAACCCGAGCAGTGACTTCTGCTCTTCGTCCGCCCAATTGTTGTTCTTGGCGACCTGCTGGAATTTCGCTGTCACCTCTTCGGCCTTGAGCGCCGCATCGACGGACTGGCGTCCGAAGTTGACGAGGTATGCGGCCGCTGCGGTAGCCGCGCCGGACACGACGGTGGCCATGCCCTTCGCGGCGTTGCCGATACCGGACACGGCCTTGGACGCGAAACCGGAAGCCTTGCTGATGCCAGTGTGCAATGCTGTACCAGCCTTGGACGCCGCATTCCTAGCGCCTTCCGGCAGCGCATTCCACACGGCCGAAAACTTGCTCTTGATGGACGACGTGACCTCGCCAGCCGTCGTGCTGATCTTCTGCACGGCCGAGTTAACGCCTGGAATCTTGCCGACGATCTGCTGGCCCACCGACGCGAAGCCGGACGCCAGACGAACGAAAGCGTTCTTCGACTTGTCAGCTTCGGCCGCCAACTGCGTCTCAAGGTCCTTAAGCCGTCCCTTGGCGGTCTTGAGGTTATCGGTCGCCGCCTTGAGATTGTCGGACGCCGCCTTCTGCCGAATCTGCGCCTGCTCGAGTTTGATGGCCGCAGCCTGAGCTTGTGTGCTGTCCGCGCCATATTTTTGTGTGGCCGCGTTCAGCTTCTCCTGCGCGGCCTGCACCTGCACGCCGGCAGCCTTGAATTTCAGCAGCGCGTCAGTATTCTTCTGCGACGCCTGCGCCACATCCTTCTTAAAGGACTGCAAGGCTTGCGCGTCAAGCTCCTTCGCGCCGCTTTTGAAACCATCACCGAAGGCACTGCCCAGCTTCGACCCTTGCTTGCCAGCGTCGAAGCCCTTGCCAAAGGCCGTCTTCATGTCGCCGACGGCCTTGCCGGTCTCATTGGCCACGGACTGGCGGAAGCCCTTCATCTGCGGGAAAATGCTCACATGAGCTGAAGCCAGCTCGCTACCGCCAGCCATGACAGCCTCCTCTATTCACTTATTCACTTGTCTTTTCGAAGCCGAAAAGGCTGCTCATCGACGCCAAAGCTGCACGACGCTCCTCATCGGTCACTTCGACGTGCTTTTCCCCAGCTTTTTCGGGCGCGAGGTCGCCAAGAATCGACGTGCCCCCGGCCTGAATCGCGGTGATGATAGCCGTCGCATCCATCGGCAGCACCATATGCACGGCAGCCATGCCGCAATACGTCGATGGGTCCGCCGAAAGGCTCTCCCACAAGGCGATTGCGTCCGCGAAACGGAGTCTGCCGCCCAAGTCGGCCTGCAGACTCCATCCACGCGCCGCGAAATCAGCCCTTATTAGATTGCCATCCTCTCCGTGTAGGAGCTGGCAGAAGCCGACGATTTTCCCAATTCCACACCCTGAATCTTCGCCAAAACATCGCCGTAATCGTTGAGAATGTTGAATGGGACCATGGCCGGCTCCTTCGCCAGCTCCTTGGCCGCATCCTCGCCGGCGAAAGCCGCAAGAATGTCCTTCAACGCCTGAATCTGCTCCGTGTTCGACTGCAGGTCGCTCAGACGCACGAAATCATCAATGCTCAGATTCAAGGGCAGCTTGTAAATGTGGCCATGCGGTGCCAAAAACCAGACGCTGCCGTCCTTGATGAGGTGCTTCACCTTCATCTGCTCGGCAGACGCTTCAAGCGCCTTCTCCTCATCATCTGCAGTCCAAGCGTCGAAGTCGGCGGCGGAGGGCATCACGGTGTTCTTGGTCATTTCTTCCTTCTTTCAAACGACTATGAAAAATTCCTTTGCTCCACTGGATGAAGAGGAAGAATCCCAGCACGTGCGAAGAAAGGAAGAAAGAAACACATGCTGGGAAGAATCAATGTCAGTCGGTGACCGGCTGAGACTCGTGATCATCAGCCTGACGATCGGTGGTATGAGAACCGGACGAAACAGTCGGAGTCACGAAGGACTCCAGATACTTGCTGTTGCCGGAATCGCAGGTGTCATCCTGAATCCATTCGATGGTCCAAGCGTCACCGGTGTTTTTGCCGGCAGTCTCCTGCCCCTGCTCGTTGCCGGTCAGATTCACGACACCCAGACGGCGGCGGTGCGTGCCGTTTTTGAAAACGGTCTCCTTGTAGCAGAACCACTTGCCATCCTGAATCACATCGGTCACGTGATAGACGCCATTGGTGTCCGGCGTTCCGATGGTCATCTTGCGCGTGATGCTGTTATCCTCGGCCACGGTGAACTGTTCGGTCAGCGAAGCCTTGCCGTTGACGCTGTAGCCGGGCTGGTGGAATTTGATCGCATCGTCGGCGTCGCGGCCGGGCTGCGGTGCGCCATCCTCGGTGATAAGGCCGACGAAACCGCCGGTGCTGAAAATCTTGTCCAAGCCGGTCTTCACGTCGGCCACGGTCGGCGCGATGAGATCGGCGGTCAGCTTCTTGGTCGCGTCATAGGGTGCGAAACGGTAGGCGCTTGTAACCACGATCTTCGCGGCGCTAAGGTCATTGCCCGCTGAGTCAGCTGCCATATTTTGTCCTTTCAACAAAAAAGGCGCTGAAACACTTGGTTTCAACGCCTTAAAAATTAAAAATTATTGAATTATTGGAATTCCCCAATAGTGGAGAATTCGAGAGCCAGATAGCATCTGGCGATATTCGCGTCCTCGGCCACGAAATACGGACCATTGCACCCGTCCTCTTCGATTGCCGCGATCGGGGAACCGTCAAGCGAGCAAATATCGGGGTCGGTGAGCAAACCGTAGATTGTGGACGCCAAGTCACGGCATGGTTTCGGAGCGGCACGAGCCCCGTAGCGCACGGTCACGCCGACGCTCCGGTCGAAGAGCACGCGATTCGACTGCGAGCCGCCATCATCACGCACGACCACGAGCGGACGTGAGCCGTCGTAATCGTCCGGTTCGCGATTCGAAACGATGATCGTCGGGAAAGACGGCTTAAGCCGGGCTCGCAGAAAAGAGCAGATCCACAATTCAATGTCTGGTGGCAGGACTGCCGTCATGACTTGCCTGCCTTCAACGCCTTGCGGAGGTTGCCCGTCTTCGACTCCACGAGCAGGGTCTTCGGGTCGGTGCCGACCACCATGCATGTTGTTCGGTGCGCATGCTTGACCTCTTCGATTTGGAGGCCGTCGCGATACGCGCCCGTTTCGCCCACCGGAGCATGCGCTTTCGCATATTCGAGCGTCTTTTCGGCGGCACGACGGGTCATGGCCTTGACGCCAGCCGAATTCAGCAGCTCGTCAAAATATCTGTCGTTGAATTTGACCATCACACCCATCACATCACCCCCTGTACTCGCTTAGTGGAATCTCGACCGTCGGCTGCCACGACGTGAAAGCATTCGCGTCACGACTCGGATAGCCGGACACCTCCCAGCATCTGCCGTCATCCGGCATGGCCCTGATGCGGTCGCCGGGCATGATATCGAGTGACGGGTCGGTCGAGGTGAGGTAGGCCGTGCTGGTGGTCTCCTCACGCAAAGCGTCAGGAGTCCTCATGCTGCTAGAGCTGGAAAGAGCACCAGCGAATTCCAGCACATCAGGATGGTTCCAATCCTCGCCGGTCTGCTCGCCGGAATACGGGTCATCGACCTTCCTCGCACGCAGTCGCCGCCACTTGGTCGCGCCCGGCATACGCCATCCGCCACCGGCATTCAGATCGTCAAGCAGGCTCATGGCAATCCTCCAAGCCGGTAGGGTTTGAGCTTGTCCTTCTCCTCCTGCATGAGCGACACCGCATCGTATGACGCGCTGGACCCGTTGGTGGACTGGGATTTGACCAGTCCGATCGGGCTCATGCCCGCTCGCTTCGCGGCGCTGATGAGCACCTGCTGCACGTCCGGCGCCTCATTGTATCCGGCATGGATTGAATAATGGATGGCCGCGACGCCGACAGGGAAGCCACCGGAAAGCGACTCCACAAGACCCGTCTCCGGGTCATAGGCGTAAGCCAGTGGATTGCCCTGACGGTCGGTCAATGATTCGATGCTCGTCACATGACGTGCAGGCAGCCGAATCACCGTGCCGCCGCGAGTATTCAGCGTTCCCGCCAATGCCACGTTCGGCATGACATGCCAGCCACATTCGCGGCGGATGGCCGCCTGCGCGGCCCTGAGCCGAAACTGCGCGTCATCCTCGAAGGCCGAAGGGTCGGCAATCATGTCAGGAACCACATTCGCTTCATCACTCATGCCGACCTCCAATCTCAGCTCGTCTTCACACTGCCAGCAGCCACAAGACCAGCCACAAGCGCATTGACACGCCTCGCCAAATCGTTGTACGCGGTCACGAGCGCGTCGTACTCCGCCTTCGTCGGAGCGGTGGAAGCCGCAGCCGCGACGGAGACGTTCGCAGTGCCGGAGATCGTGACATTCGCCAGCTTCACGCCACCAAGAGTGTTCTCGGCGGCGGCGGGAAGCACATACGGCGTGGAAGCGGAGCCGCCGGTGACGTTCACCGGATTGTCGTTGCCGTCCACGAAGAGCACGTCCTCGATGTACGTCGAAGCGTCCACCTTGGCCTTGGATGCGTCGGCCAGCCGATACTGCTTCACGGCTCGCCTCACTTTCCGGCCTTGCCGAGGGACACCTTGACGAAAGCCTTGGGGTACTTGACCTGCAGGGCGAGGCGTTCCTTGACTCGGAACGTGATCTTGTCGTTGGTGAAGTCGTTCTCGTGGCTGTTGGTGGATTCGACGGTCAGACCGCCCTTACGGTAGATGGTGCCGCCTGCCTTGAACGCGCCGACGAGCACGGTCCCCTTGGTCATCGCCTCGGTGACCACGGTGCGCAGCCCCCACAGCGGCGGGTTCTGCATGATACCGCCGTTGCCGTACTGGCCGGCGAAGAAGCCACCGCCGAAATACTGGCCGTTCGCATCCTTGGACAGGCGGATTGTCTGATAGTCGGCAGGATTGATGACCACGGCGTCGGCGGAGAAGCCGGTCGCGGTGGCGATATCCGTGGTGGCCGCGAAGATGCGGTCGGGGTCGGAATCGTTGGCCTGCGCCTTGGTCTGGATTTCGCGGTTCAGAATGCCCCTGAGATTCGGGTCGGTGCCGTTGCCGGACAGGAGCTGGATCTCCTCCTGCAGCTTCAGATTGTACTGGGCGTGCTGGTTGATCTCGGACACGACGAAAGGCAGGTCGTCGGCCATGTCGTCGGTGATCTTCCACCATGCGGCGATCTCATGGAGACTGTCGGACACCCAAGTCGGGTCCGGAAGGTGGATCTGCGGCTTCTGCCCGCCCTCGGCGACGGTGGTCGCGTTGCCTTCGAACGCACCGTAGACCGGGTATTTGATGGTGGTGCCGCTCATGGTGCCGGACGCGAACAGGTCGGCGATGACGAGCGGACGCTCATACGGCCATACGCCGTTCTGATCGGTTTCGGTAAGGAACGGCGCGTAGGCTCCGGACGCTCCGCCTGTGGCCTGAGTGTCGGAAGCGGCCTTGAATTCCGGAGTGGAGAACAGGCCTCCCTTGGTGGCGAGCACGCTCAACCCCTTTTCCTTCAGGGACTTGACGTAGAAGTCGCCGAGGGTCTTCGCCTCGGCGGTCTTGTGTTCGGTCTTGGACGTGCCGGCGAGCTTGTCGAGTCCTTCGCCGGCCTCCTTGAACAGGTCGATGCGTTCCTGCAGCTTCTTCGCCTCGGCGTAATGCTGCTTCAGCTCCTCCTGCTCCTTTTCGGTGATGTTATCCATTCCCTTGGCGAGGATGGACTGTGCCGCCTTCTTCTCGGCGGCGAGCTTGTCCATGAGGTTCATGGCGCTCCTTTCGGTTAATGTTGCAGCGAGAAGAAGTCGCTGATGGTTTGGTATTCCTTGGCCCACTGCGGGTCAAAGCTTTTCTGGTCTTTCCTCTTCGAGTCATCCGCGGAATCGTCCGGCTGGTCGCTGGAATCATCCGTGGAGCCATCGGCAGAATCGTCGGGCTTGCCTGTGGGATCGGAGTCATCGGTGTCATCGTCCGGCTTCTTGCTGTCGGAATCGATGCCGTCCAAGACCTCGTGCAGACTGTCCAACGCGGCACGAAGCTTGCTCTCGTTGGAAGCGCTGATCGCGCGTCCGCTCTTCACTTCAAGCACCTCCGCACCCTGATTCGCGGCCACCTGCACAAGGGAAATCTCGAACAGCTTCAGCTGGCGAATCTCACGGTATCCGTCCCACGCGCTCTTGCCGTCCTGCACGAACGCGGTCTCCTCGGCGATGAAGCCGATGCTCATCTGGTGGATAAGCCCGCGTTTCAGCAGGTCGTATGCGCGTTTGCCTTCCGGCAGGTCAAGGTCGAGGCGGGCGGTGACGAGCAGGCCATGCTCATCTTCCACCGCGCTCAACGTCTCGCCGATGATGTCGGTGGGCTTGTCGTCCTTGTGCTGCCAGTGGATCGGGATGCCCGCGCCGGAACCTTGGAAGTCATCCTGCAAAGTGTCGGCGAAAGCGCCCTTGACGATCACGTCATCATACAAATCCTTGTCCCACGTCGAGGCGTAGCCGCTGAACACTCCCTCGCCCTGGCTGTCGTCAAGGGATTTCAGTTCGAAGCCCTTGAAATCAAGCCTCATGATGTCTCCTCCTTGGTGAGCGCATTCCACTCGGCGTGGAATTGCGCGTCATACCGGTAAAGCCGTTTGAATTCGGCGAGCATGGCCTTAGCGTCCTCGCCGTTGACTGGATTGTTCTCCTGCGCGTTCTGCGTCCTGCCGCCGTCCTGCGGACTGGGCTGGCCACCCTCGCTGACGTTCAACGGCGTGATGAGCTGGTCGCCGCCCGGCACGCGAGGCCAGTCGAGAATCTTGCGTGCCTGATTCGTGGTCATGAAAGGCCTGCCGGTAGCAGTGCTGAGCGCCTGATACTGTTCGTAAGTGGTGCCACGGAGTTTCGCGTCCACGTTCGCCCTGATGTAGCGGTCTGGCTCGCCAACAGCCTCTGGAAGGCTGAGATTCAAGGCTTCCTCAAGCGCCACGATGTACGGCATGAGCTCCACATTCCACAGCTGCTCCTTGTAGGCGCTGATATTGGAATTCGTGCCGGTCCGGAAGCCGACGTTTTCAGGCGAAATCTGGAAGGCGTTGCATACGGCGATGTTGATGCGGTCGCGCGCCTCCAGATCATTCACATCCACCGGCTTGAAGACGTTATCCAGCGGGCGCATCTCCATGCCGTCCTTCAGGACAGGCCAGCCACCCTCACGCCCGCCATTCTGGATGAAATTACGCAATCCACTGGTGAAATCGTCGTAATCCTCCTGCGACAGCCACGGCATCTCCTTCGGCCTGTAGACGTAGCCTCCGGCCTGCATGCCGTTCTTCGCGATACTGCGCCGGTATGAAGCCATCGCCTTCGCCTCGGCCAATAATGGCCGGAGCACGTTGGTCACGCTGTCACCGAACCGGAGGCCGGAGATGAAGCCGACGTCCAAATGCACGCGCGGGTCGGGCAAATTGAAATGCATGGCCTGTTGACTGTCCATCGTCAGCAGATTCACTCCGGTAATCTCGCCGAAAGCGTTACCAGCCAGCTGATAGCAGTCGGATGGTATGCGACGGAGCGCGAAACGGCCACCATTCACACCAAGCAGGCAAAGCCACCGGTCATCGAGCAGCATGTCACGAAGCAACATGCTGATGAACCGGTAGCGGGTCATTCCTGGAAGAGGAGAAGGACGCTTCATCAGATCGGCAAGCGCGCCGTCGGAGACTTCCTCAGCATCACCGTCCGCATTCTTCCGATACACCTTGAATGGCAGTGAGGCGATGTTGCGGGTGATGAAGTCCACCACGACACGAACCGCATACTCTCGGCAGTAGGCGCCGGAGGCATAGCCGTAGAAGTCAGCGTCTGACGGCCAGCTATCGCCATTGGCGAGCGGGATACTTGTCGCTGGCGTCGGATGTGCGTCTGCCTCGGCCATCTTCATGCCGACGGTTGCGGCGTTATTGCGGAGGAGCCGGTCAAGGAATCCCATCAATACTCCCCTCTTTGCGAAGAATCTAGAATCTGACCCTCACGCCTTGCGAGGGCTCGTATTTCGGTTTAAGCGCTTCGGCCTGCATGGTCTCCAACGCATACAATGCCTGCGATTCGGCGACCAAGCCGGAAATCTGCAATGCGGACTTGGTGCGGTCCCACACCTCGACCTCGCCGAGCCTTCGGGACACGGCCACACTCACCTGCTGTTCGACTGCAGGCTGCGGGAGATGCCGCAGCTTGCCCTCACGCACACGGTCGTGGAAACGCCCGCAGCACGCGCCCAGCCGGAAGCCTTCGATGAGATGCACCGTCCACCCTTTTTCGGTCAGCGGGTCGATGAAGTCCACTGCCGGACAACCCTTGCCCTGCACGGCGATCTCCGTGATATGCGGCCAACGCTCCTGCAAAAGGTCGAGATAATGCGGCACCCACAGCATGCCGTCACGGCGAGCTATCAGCTCCACGTGCGGCAAACCGTCCGCACGAATTCCGGCGGCGGCCACATACGTGGTCTTACGGTCCGCGCTCGTGTCCACGGACAGGACGACGCGATTGCCGTCCGGGATCGTGGAACGCGAGTCGATGCCGCTGGCCCACATTTTCGGGTTGATGAAAGGAATGATGTCAGCCGTGACCCACTGGCACAGGACCTCGGTGCGGAACGCGGCCTCGGTCATGCCGTCAATATCGGAACGAACCGACATGACGGTCATCGGCCCATAGCCGAGCGACGGATTCGCCTGCCGGATGGCGTCGGCATCATCCACCGGACACTTGTCAGGAGCCGACCACTCAAAATAGCCGAAGCTGCTATCCTGCTCGCCACAAAACAGCTGCTTAGCCTCATCGAGGGTATCCGCGCCGCACTTATGCCATGCGTCCACGAGCTTATGGCCCTTGTCCACCTGCTTGCGAAGCGCGACGCTGCGATAATCGCCCGCGTTCGAAATGCCCCACAACTGGCTCGACCAGACGGCCTTCGTGGTCTGGCTGACGGCGTTCCAGCCATCATCATTATGCTGCTCACGAAGCTCATCAAACACCACACGCGCGGCGCTCTTCGCGCGAATGTTCTTGTCCGCGCGGACGATATAGCGGGCTTTCGAGCGGGTGATGATCGCCTCCTCGCCGTTCGTGTTCACGAATTTCTGCGTCATCGCGGCGAGATCCGGAATCACCAGATCCGCTTCCTCGTCAGTCGAAGGCTGAGGATTGCACCATTCCTTGACCTGATTGTACGGGCCCTTCGCATTGTCCAACGTCTGCGCGGCACCGACCACGAGGAATTTGACGGGCGGAACCCGGTCGGGATGCTTGTTGGAATCGACGAACAGCCACCATGCGGCCAGCACGCCCATGAGCGTGGTCTTGCCGTTCTGGCGGGCGACAAGCACAATCACCTTGCGGAAACGATACGAGCCATCCTCAAGCAACTCCAAAGCATGGACGAGCAACCACTGCTGCCACGGATACAAATGCACGTGCAGCATGATCTCCGCGAACGCGATCACCGCGAAACCATTCGAGGTCTCCTTGGTCAACGGCCTGAGCGGCGGCGTGAAGATACGCGGCAAGGTCACGCCATGCCTCTCATCGTCGATGGCACCGAAAACCGTGAGATTCTCCGCCGCCATCAGACACCGCCTCCTAGCCGAAACGCTTCATGAAATCCGCCATCTGCACAACCTTGTCGCTCTTCGGCTTCTCCTGCTTCGCCTCGGCCTTCGGCTTCGCAGGCCGACCAACCTTAGCCGGAACATCCACCGTCAAACCAAGCGACTGGCAGTATTTCAAAAACGTCGGAACCGACACATTGTCCAATTTCCCGTTCTCGTCAATGAAACCAGTCTCGCAGACCGAATCAATCCGAGCGGCGAGAATACGCGCAGCGGCCACGACAGCCGCATTCTCAGCACGCAACGACTTCGCATTACGCAAAGACCTCTCCAACGCGTCCACCACGGACTCATGCGGAAAACGACGCTCGGAAACACCCTTCTTAACCGTCATAAAGCCTCCTTCGCGCGCGACCCATCAACAAAAAACATCATCGGGGAGAGGAAGAGCAACCACGCGTGCAGTGTTGCGTGGTTGCTCTGTTTTCAGGATTTCACCGCCCCTACCTCGTCGGGGTTGGTTTCGAATGCTGTTTTGAATGCTTTGATTGCGTTTGTGAATCGTGTGATGAGTTCGTCTGTGCTTGGTGGCTTGGGTCTGATGAGTGTGGTGTATGTGGCTCCGACTTTGTAGGTGTTGACTTCGTTGTGGGTGACGTTGATCGGGATGTTGACGGTGAATGAGCCGATTGGGAATGTCTTGTCACTGATTGTGGCGATGAGCTCTAGTGTGACTGGCTGCTGTGGCATCATTGCCTCCTTGCTCATGCTGTTGTTATCCATTGTCTTGAGAGTGTTCCGATGGGTGTTGGTGGGTCTTGGTTGCCTCTGAGTCGGTTACAGCTGGTGTGGCTTGGGCGGAAGCCTGCTGGGTCGAACTGGAGTTCTTGGTGTTTGGAGACCGGGTAGAGGTGGTCAAGATTGTATGATTCGTCGCTCGTGTTCTTTTCGGCGGCGTAGTCGATTGGCATTCCGCAGAGCCAGCAGACCGCATGCCGTGCCTTGCACTGGGCGAAGAATGCGGCCTTGTCTTTTTCGAATTGGCGTGTGGTCTTGCGGATTCTTGGCATGTGGCACCGCCTTGGTATCTGTGCTGACCGTTGAGCTATCGAAGCTGGATATGAAGAATGGTCCAACCATTTTCTGGCTGAACCATTCTACGAACATACGACAGTATAGCATTTCAACGGTGACAGTCAAGTAGTGCGGCCAACTCGCCGAGGTTGAACGTGTACTGCCGCTTGTGTTCTGTCGGCGTGGCGTGGAGTTTGCCGCGTTTGAGCCATTGGCTGATGAGGTTGCGTGATATGGTCAGGCCGTATCGTTTCAGCTCTTTGGCTGCGTCGCTTGGTGTGCCGGTGATTTGCACTTGCCATAATCTTTCGTCTCGGGCTGCTTTGATTGCTGGCGCGGCCCATTCACTGTGGCAGTCTTGGCAGGTGACCGATTCGGCTTCTGGTGTGCCGGTGAGCATGCTGTGGCAGTTTGGGCAGGTGCCGAGGATTATGAGCTCGTCTTCTGGTGTCAGGGCTTGTTCGTTGCGTCGGATGATGTGTTGCAGGTTGGTGTAGTCGCCTGCTGCGGTGCTCATCGTCAATATGGTGTGCTTGTTGCTGATGATGGCATACCATGCTTTCCGCCAGTCGTATCCAGCGTATGCCGCTCTGATTTTCCCTGCCTGTTCGGCGAGCCATGCTTCCGATTCTTCGATGAGGTCCTGCGCGTGGACGTCGATTGGCAGTGGCGCGTTGCCTTTGTTTGGCGTGTGTGCTGGGGTGCCGATGTGCGCCTGACGGAGCATGATGCTTCGCAGGGTGGGCAGTTGGACGTGTCCGAGCTGGTAAATCATGGTCCAGTAGTCTTCACGGCAGTTTGCGCAGAGCATGTTCGCGGACGCCTGCTTCGTGGGCTTGTGGCAGTGCTGGCAGTCGGTCAAAGTCTAGTCTCCTTGTCGTGCTGGTGGATAATGGCCGCGATTGCGGCTTTGGGCACTTGCGGCATGAGTGGCGCGATTTCGTCGAGCGTGTATCCGGCCTGATGCCATTTGATGATCATGTTTTCGAGTATTTTCTTCATTTGCTTTTCCTTGGTTCGAAGGTCTTGATAATTCGCTGCGAAGTATCGCAGGTTACGCGCACCTCGTACGGCCTGTGGCGGGAGTCGGCGCGCTCCTGTGCCGCAGCCGATGCCTCTTGGAGCGTTTCGTACACTCGGCATGTATACAGTCTCATATCACCCTTCGGGCGGACGATGTAGCCGGCCCAGATGCTTGTGTCCAACGTGTCCACGCCGTTCATTGCCACATTCCTTCCTCGTTGATGTCATGGTTGGTGCAGTCGAAGATTCCGACGAGTTTTCTCGCGTCCCGTCTCGCCTGCCGTAACGCCTTCCTGTGGCTGCCGTTGTAGTCCGCGAACAGGTATTCACGCCTAGCCGCATACCACCATGTTTCGTCGTAACTGCTCCAAGCCCATAACACAACCGCGCATCCGACCGGCGTGGAGTCGGGCGCTCTGTAGGATTCGCGGATGCTCACGCAGTATTCCTCATGCTCGGTCATCGTCCTGCCTCCCTCCCTTGCTGTTTTCGAAGTAAATGCTTGTATGGGTTTTCGCTTGTATATTGCGGGAAGTCGCATTCCTGGTCTTTCCAACCGGCGGCATAGCCTTCGCTCCATGCCTTGCGGCGCTCGTGTTCCAATCGTTCATGGCTGTACATGGTTTTCGGTTCGTCGTGTCTTGGTTTCGCCTCCTCGCTTTCCTTTTCGAGAATATGGCGTATGACCATCGCCAGTGTGTCTGCCTTTATGAGGTTGGCGTTGATGTTGGCGTAGAAGTCGCCGTCCGGTGCGTCGCGAAGCTTGTTGGCGAGGTCGGTGCACCAGTCGATGATTTCGTGCAGGGTTTTGTTTTTCTGGGTTATGTTCGTGGGCATGGTTTTTCCTTCCGGTTGAGTTCGGCGGCGAGCGTGCAGGCTGTTTCGTCTGGTTGGGCGGTTTTCTCGTCGCGTCCGAGGGTTTCGAGCACGTGGCGGCATTTCCATGTGTGCACGTGGCGTTTCGAGGGTGGGATGCCGCTCATGTTGGCGCGGCGTTGGCACCAGCCTTTCCAGAGGCGCTTCCAATCACCGGTGGCGCGTGTTTCGTCTTGGTGGCGGCCTGCGAATGCGAGCCATGCGGATTCGAGGTCGAGGTTCGGATATTCCGCGGCCAGTGTCTTGTCGGTTTCGCCGCGCTCCCGCGATTCGCCGAAATCCTTCACGCCGGTTTCTTTGGAGAAAGAAGAAGAATATTCTTCTTTCTCTTTCTTTGGTGTTCTGGTGTTCTGGTGTTCTGGTGTTTGTCCCGATTCTGTTTCGATTCTGCCGGCAGTCTGCGCACTTTCTGCCGGCAGACTTTCGGCAGAATACCGTTCGCGCTCACGCTTGCGTTTGGCCATGACCTGCTGACGGCTCCGGTTGTGCTCAAGATAATCGTGGATGACATAGCCGCCATCCACGCTCTCGATCAATCCGACCTGCTGCAATGCGTCAAGCTCCTGCACGGTGATGTCGAGCACGAACTCGGCGGTGTCCTCGTCCACATAACCGTCCGTGAGATTGTCACCGCAGTAGGAAAGCATGACGACGAATGCGCTGATGGCAGAGGGCATGGTGCGGCGTAGACGGCGCACCTTCCGGTTCAGGTAGAAGCCGTTCGACAATTGCACGTACCCGCGCCTAGCCATTTATCTCTCTCCTTCCTTCATCTTTCTCCGGTGCGCATTACGACGATCATGCTGGGGAATGGCGCCGGGCCGCCCGGTATGCCGTTCGTCTCGAACCGGAGTCGGCCTTTGAGGAACCTGACCTCCGCACGGTTGAGAATGAATTGTTGGAACCAACGTGTGTCGGTGCGAGCGGGCAGGAGCATGACGACGAGGGTGTCTTTGCGGCTGGCTTCTGCGCTGCATTTGCGCACCCATTCCGCGATTGCCTTGCCGTATGGCGGATTGCAGAATACCGTCTCCCCCCCCACTCATGATCAAATGCGCTGTCTTCGGCTGTATAGTATTTCTGGCACTTGTGGTTCGTTGCGCTGCTAGCCGCGTCTAACGTGAAGTGAAACTCCGCGTCGAGCTGGTCAAACAATTCCTGTGGAGTCTCCCAATTCATGCGGTTTGACATGTAAGCTGCGCCACCGGCACCAGTGAAATCGCTCATTTTTAGTCTCGTTTCCTTCCTTGTTCGGCCATCACATGCTCCCGAGCCCTCGGTAGAATTCGTCGTCGGTCATGCCATACAGCGGGTCCATGCCAGTTGTCGGCCTGCGCATGGCCAGCTTGTACCCGCAGTAGGGGCATGTCACGTAATATGTGCCGACGGTCTCGCCGCAGTGGGCGCATTCCACATACTTGATCGTCTTGCTCATTCGTTTACCGCCTTCCGTGCGGTTTCGAGCAGGTCTCGTGCCTTGTCAAGCCATTCGTCTTGCGCGTCGCACATGCCCATGTTCCGCCATAGGTTCTTCTCTTGTTCGGCTGGCGGCTCGGTCGGGAACCAGAGTGGCGGTTGTGAGAGGTAGCACAGTCTTTTCGCCACGGCCTCTATCTCGGCATTCGTGGGTGGCGCGTTGCGACCGCGCAGGTATGCTTCCTGCAAATCGTCCGTGTCGCAGCAAAACTGTTCCTTGACATGCGTTCCATCCCAGTGGCGGGTCGGATACGCCTTCTCAGCTTCATCATCCGCGATACCCATTCCCACATCTCCGTTTCGTCGTTCCTGTAGTTCTTGCATTGGAATATGCGTGCTAACGTGTCAGCATCATCCAACGTTTGTTGCGGTATCGGTTCGAGCATTCCGGTCGGATAGTCGCGTGCCGCTACAGCTATCCGGGCTTTTTCCTGCATTTCCCAGAGGATCAGCTTGTACCCCTTGAGCATGTCGGTATGCGCGTCGTAGATTCTCCTGATGCTGACTGCATAGTGCGTATCAGTCATAGGCAGTGTTTTTTCATCGGTTTCCGCTGCGCTCATTTCGTGTCCTTCCAATGTTTTTCACGCCAGTCGGCGATTCTCTGACGGTCTTCGTCTGTTAATCCCTCATGGCACTTGAACATGACAAGGCTGAGCGCGAACTCGTAGCCTTCGCTCCACTTGTCAGGCACGCCATGCACATGGTTCTCGTCGAAGAGGTAACGGCAGTAATCATGCAGTTCGTCAATCGTCATTTCGCGTCCTCGCTTTGGATTCTGCACCTCACTGGGCATGGTGCCGGAATGGCCGAGCATGTTTTGGCAATGCTCATAGACCAGATACAGGCCGCGAAGTTTTCCATATGTGCGGTCGGTAGTGACGTCCTCAGTGCGCTTTATTTCCGTCGAAAGCTGATCGCACCATGCGATGACTTCCTGCAGGGCCTTGTCTTTCTCGGTGACGTTCGTGGCCATGGCTAGTGTTCCTTTTCTTCGATTCTGATGGTGATGTGGTAGACGCCCTTCTGCGTGCTGGGCTGGCCGAGCCGGTAGTCGGGGCCTGTCACGTATATGGCGTTGTCGTCGGGCCAGTAGCCTGACTGGGTGATGCCGTCGAGTATCGCCTTGACCATTGGCGCCGCGTTCTCTTGGTCGAACCGTCCGTGGGTGAGCGGGTGGATGATGGCGGTCACGTGCACCGGCCAGTGCGTCGGGCGCGTGAGTCTGCCGGCGTTGATGAGACTGCGGAAGGTGATGTGGGCGGCGGCCTTGACCTGCTTCTTCCGCTGGTATGGCACCGCCCAGCTGCGGCTTCGACTGTTCTGCGTCCACCACAGTTGTCTGCTGATGGCGATGTCGATGTCATGACGCATGGTCGGCCTCCTCTTCCTCGGCTTCGATTTCGCATTCGGGGCATGGGATGGGGCGCGCCGGATACAACGCGCACCCATGCTTCGGGCAGACCGGTTCCACGTCCGGTGGCTCGATCCATTCGCGCATCAGAATTCACCGTCCGCGTCCGACCACGGGTCAGTCGCTGTCGCGTCGCCGCCGGTGGCGCGGTCGGCGGTCCACGGGTCCGTCGTTGGGGCGTCGGCCCGTTGTCCCGTGGGGTGGGGTCGCGTGGCCCGTTGGCTGTCGGCGCGCGTGACCTGCGCGGTCGCGTACCGTAGGGACGGGCCGATCTCATCGACCTGCAACTCGATGACCGTGCGGTTGGAACCGTCCTGCGCCTGATAGGAGCGCTGCTGCAAACGACCCTGCGCGATCACACGCATGCCCTTCGATAGGCTCTGCGCGCAATGAGTGGCCAAGTCACGCCACGCGGTGCAGCGCAGGAACAGCGCATCACCGTCAACCCACTGGTTGGACTGCCTGTCATAGACGCGCGGTGTGGCCGCGATGCTGAAATTCGCCACCGTGCCGCCATTGCGGGTCGTGCGCAATTCCGGGTCGGCGGTCAGATTGCCGACGATCGTGATAACGGTCTCCCCGGCCATCACTCGGCCTCCTTCGCGTCGGCTTCGGTATCCTCCGGCATGTCCGCTTCCATGACTTCGGCGTTCACGTCATCGGCGTCTTCCGCACTATCGTCATCGAGCACCGGTTGGAACACGTCGCCGTAGTCAGGCGTGGTGTCATCATTGACGGCGGCGGTCTGCGCCTGCACGGTCAAAGGCAGGTACGGGGCGGCGCGACGGATGGCGGTCTTCTTGGCCATGGCCTCGTAATCGGTCTTCCACGGGCTGAAATTGCCGCTCTTGCTGCGTGCCCTCGCCTGCTCGATCTCCTGACGGTTCAGAACAAGGAAGTAGTGTCCGCCGTCCTTGAAATGCGCGACCATGTACACGTGGGTCAGTTCGCCGGGGTTGGCGCATGGCACGTGGCGCAAATCCTCGTTGAGACCATAACTGTAGGAGAATTCGTCTCCCTGGTGTACGGCTCGGGCGCTGATGTCCACGAGCTGGCCGCTGCGGCGCGCCAGGTCGATCATGCCGCGATAGCCCATGATGAACGTGGCCTCCATGCCTCCGGTCTTCTTGTTGCGGAAGGGCAGCACGTAGGCGCGGCCCAGTCCGTCCACGTTGGACGGTTCCAATCCGAGCGCGCTGCAGGTCATGAAGCAGGAGAGCACGCTTTGCGGCGAGCATTCCGCGAGTTTTGGCGTTTTGTTGATCGCGGACACGCACATCTGGTAGAGGCGGTCGGGGCTGATGTTGTTGCCGACGACGCTGGCGATGCGCGGCCAGCTTTTCTTCATCATCATTTTCAGATTTTGTTTCGGCGTCATTTCGACCATCTGCTGTCCCTGCGCCTGCTGTGCGATTGCTCCCATGATTATTGCTCCTTTTCTTCGGTGGCTTTGAATGCGAATTTGCGGTATGTGGTGGCTTTGACGACGTATTCCTTGCGGGTCGTCGGCTTGTAGGTGGCTTGGAGGTTGCCGCAGCGCACGCCCGTATGCGAGCCGATGCGCAGGATGATCTGCTCCTGCAATTCCTTCTGAGCGGCCTTCATGTCATTCAGCATTCCGGTGGCGCTCTCGTATCTTGCGAGCAGGTCGTAGAGGTCATCGTCGTCGCTTTCGTCCACGATGTCCGGAGCGGGTTCCGGGAACGCCTTCTGCACGTCGCCGCCGGTCAATTGCGGTGGCGTGCCGGTGGTGACGAAACGCCAGAAATCGGATGCGGCCTTGTCTATCGCGGCCATATCCTCCACGTCGGCCTCGAACGGGATCTCTACCGGCTCGTCATCTCCGATGGCCGCGTACACGACTCCCCACGTCCATCCCGTTACAAGCGCGTAGAACTCGACTTGGGCGAGATAATAAGGTGGGATTCGGAGGCTGCCGTCCTCGTCATGCCAGTCCCCCGCTCGACGGTTGCTCGCCGTTTTGATTTCAAGGATTCCAAAACTTCCGTCCTCACCTTGCAGGATGCCGTCAAGGGAAGCGCGCAGGTATGGCTTCCCGCGCATGATGAACTGCTTGTCGGTGCCGTCCGTGACGAGCATTTCCGGATGATTGGCGCGGAAACGCTTCCTGAGCTCGTTCTCCAAGGCATTGCCCTTGACGATCGCCCACTTGTCCGAGATGTCCTCCGGTTCCACGCGGCCGGTCTTCTCAAGCCACAATTCGTACGGTGTCTTGAAGGAATTCAGGCCGAGGATCGTGCTCATGTCGGAACCGCCCACACCCGCCTTACGGCTTTTCAACCACGCGAGATGACGTTCCGTCTTCTTGCACTGCCGGAACCGCTCAATCATGTAGCGTTCCGTGTCCTTGAGTGGGATACGCTTCATTCCTTCGTCACTTTCTCCTCCTGGATTTCACCATCGAAAAAATCGATGATGAGATTGCAGATGGCGACCGCCGACGTTTTGAGCTGGGCTTTTTCCTCTTCGCTTTCAGCTTTGATGGCGAAAACGCCATCCTTGCTATTGAACTTGAGTCTCATTTCGCCGCGTCCTTCGAGTAGTTGGCTTTCAGGTCCATGAGTTCGCCGTTGAGGAGTTTCGTGGCGAATCCGTAGACGACCTTGTCGTTGGCTTGGAACGCGGTTCGTTGCAATGCGCTTACTGCGTCGAAAATGCCGGTCAATGCGTTGGAGATGATGGCGCGTGGATCGGCTGTGGCTTGTGGCCTGACGCTGATGGTTCCGGCGGTGATGCCGATCGGTGTGAGTTTCTCTTCGGTGATGTTGGTCGCTGTGAGTTTCTGTGTGGTGGTCATGGTTTCTTTCTTCTTTCCGGTTGTGGTTGTCTTGCGTGGCGAATGCTTGTCGAAGGCCGGCAATAGTCCTTCCTTGCGGAGTTGGCCGAGAATGTTGCCGACCGTTTTCTGGCTCATGCCGAGCGCTTCGGCTGTTTCCTTGCCGTCGAACGTTTGGCCTTGGTCGATGCGTTTTTTGCAGTGCGCGAGGATGAGGTCTCGTTTCGACGGTTCTTCCGGTTTCGACGGAAGGCCATTCGTGAGTAGTCCGGCCATGCGTAACGCCCGCATTTCCGTGATATCGAGTCCCGCTTCGCCTGACTCGTCGTAGATTTTCTTCAGTTCGGCGAGTTCCTCGTCCGTGTATTCGTGTTTCAATTCGTCCCCTTTCTGGAGCGCGTGGTTGTCGTGGATGAACTTGGCTACGTCGATTCCCTGCTGGGTGAGGGTCGGCTTTCCAGTGTCGACGCGTGCTTTCCCGTCGTTTTTGACGTCTGGACTGCTTTTAATCCGTGTCACCGGAACGAACACTCCGTTTTTCATCTCGCCACCGTCCTCTGGTACTTGTGTGCCGAGGCCCACTTTTCCGCGACTTGACGCTGGTAGCGGACCTTGCGCCTGTCCTGATGGCCTTCCGGCGGTTCCACGCCGATTTTCAGATATGGCGGGCCCTTGCCGTTAGACCGCCAGTTGGCGAGGGTGCGTGGGCTCATGCCGAGCATGGCGGCAAGGTCGGCTGGCGTGAGCAGATCGTCACTCATTGTCGGCGCGTGGGGCGAACCGTATGGTCAGCCATAGGCCGGTCAGCAGGTAGATGATGCCGGCGAGGATGGTGGCGGTCTGCGAGTCCGCCGTCCGCCACGTGACCAGCAGGGTCGCCGATGCGGTGCAGGCGATGATGGCGATCAGGGTCTTGATGCGGCGGAGCGTGTAGTTAGGTTTGCGGGTTTTCCTGTTCATCTGGTGGCTCCTATGGCGTCGTAGAGGTGGTATGCGAACGTTTCCGCCTGCGATGGTTTGAGTGTGGCGAGCGTGGTGCGGCCGGTGGCGTTGAGTTGTATGAGTTTTGTGCCGCCGTCCGGCGTGAGTCGCAGGGCGTATGGGGTGTTGCCGTAGGGGATGATGATCGGTGGTTTTGGCGGGCCGGGTGTCGTGTTCATTGCGTCTCCTTCATGAAAACAATCCAATGTGTTCCGGTGCGGTTCGGCTGTTTGTTGCCGAAAAGCGGCTTGCATGTGGTGAGCTTGAGAATCTGAGAGACGGGTATCTGTGTCTCATTCCATTTGAAGATCAACACGCCATGCTCTTTCAGGACGCGGAAACACTCGCCGAACATGGTCTTGATGTCGGTTTGCCATGTCTCTTGGTCGAGGCATCCGTATTTCTGCGCCATGTAGCTCGTCTCTCCCGCATTGCGCAGGTGCGGTGGGTCGAGCACGACCATGCGGAACGTCTCGTCGGGGAACGGCAGATCGCGGTAGTCCATCAGCATGTCCGGCTTGACATCGAATCTGCGTCCGTCACATAGTTCCCAACTTTCGTCGCGCACGTCACCGAAGAGCACACGGCTGTCTGACTTGTCGAACCAGAACATTCGCCCGCCGCAAGCAGGGTCAAGAACTGGCTGATACGCGTTCATTTGTCTGCCTCCAGTTCCTTGAGGATTCGATTGCATTCACGTCTGACTGGTCATTTATGCGCTTCCTTGACGATCGTGTCGATGATGACGTCCACGAGGTCGGGCACGTCGATGTCCATCGGTCCGGTGATGTGGCCAAGGGACCGGTTCGCGTCGATTTCATCCCACTGTTCCGCGTATTGCGGGCGAATCATGTCACCATGCTCGGCAAATTCGTCGAAGACGGCTTCCACGCAGGTCTTGCGCACGTCTTTGTTGTAGGTCTTGCTGTCCATCGAATGCTCCTTTGGTGTGGCTTTCAGGCTTTGAATTGTTTGATGCCGTCTATCGGCTGCAGGAGCAGCATCATCAGCTGGTAGAGGCTCATGCCGAGCATCGTCGCCGTCTTTTCGAGTTGATCGGTATCGAATGCTCCCTTGCCTCGCAGTCGTTCGCTGACGGTTTTCTCGCTCATGCCGAGTTCCTTGGCGAGCGCGGCCTGTGTCTTGCGATGCCGTGCGAGCTCGCCTCTGAGATTCCTTGCGATGGTTTCCGTCTCACTCATCTGTCTTGCCGCTCCTTTCTTTGTTCATTGCCTTGCGGTAATTCTTACCGTACTTAATTGAGTAAGTTTATTGTTACTCAATTAAGTATTCTTTACAAATCCTTCTCAATTGGGTACCATGTTGGGCATGGGAAGCATTGCCAGAAATGAAGTCACCGAAGACAGCAAGAGAATCATCGACATATGTCGAGATCTCGTTAAACGAAGCGGAATAACAAATGCCGAGTTCTACAAAAAGAGCGGTATGAGAAACAACTACTGGCACGTAAGGCTCCGATATGAAGCGCCGCTCACGACGTCAGATGTGGAGCACATCGCCTCCACATTCGGGCTCACCAGCCTCGACATCTACACACGAGCACTCGGCAGCGACACCGACCGCGCCTATGAGGCCCGCGAGCGCGAGTCCCGGATCACCGATGATCTCATCGACCGTATCGCCGCGCATCCGGAGGACTATGACGTGGCCGCCAACAGGGATCCGAACGCACGCCTCGAAGCCGAGACGCCCGACGAGTGAGAGGAACGAATAATGGGTTTCAGGGTCAATCGCAGGATCAGCCTGGGCAAGAACGTCCGGGTGAATATCGGTAAAAGAGGCGTCAGCACGTCCGTGAAGATGGGACCGGTCACAATCAATTCGAGGGGACGCAAGACCATACATGTGGCGAAGGGCGTCTCATATACCATCAATCCGAAGACGAAAAGAAGCACCTCCACGCAGCGGAGGTCGACCACCGGAGGCAAGCAACATGCGAGCTATGATCCCCCATCGGCAAGCAGCATGCCACGTCAGCCCCGTCCAAAGACCCTGAAGCAGCTCGAATTCCAGTACAAGGCATACAGCGCCCTTCTCTGGGTGATGTACGCGCTGACCGCGTTCACCATTCTCATGTGCTTCTTCGGACCAATCATGCTCGTCTTCGCCATCCCATGCACGCTGATGTCAATAGGCTTCACAAAGCTCAAGGCGACGCTCAGGGAACAGCTAGAAGAGAGAAGATCCGACGACGCGTCGCCGGTTGCCGTAGATGCTGATGGGATCACGACAGACGAGTCGAGTTCCAAGAATACGGCGAACGAGAGGAGCATCTGACATGTTGAGAAAGAATAGGAAACCGAGGTTCACTCTTTCGCAGGAGCTGGCCGCGTAGGAAATGGGGACAGTGAGAGCAATCGGCATCGAATGCCTGCATGCACAGGCCGGAGAGATGGGGCTGGCCGTCGAATCGACGGACCTCCCCCGCGACATATGCGGCCTGTACGACGACCGGCACAGGCTCATCCTGCTGGCCGACTGGCTCAACCAGCGCCAACGCCGCTGCACCTTGTGCCACGAGCTCATACACGCCAGACACCACGACCCCGGCTGCGGTACACGATACGGAATCAAATGTGAGCGCCGTTGCCGCAGGGAGACCGCGCTGACATTGATCAGTCCCGTGGACTATGGAATGGTGGAGCAGGTGTACGAGGGCAATACGTGGATGATGGCCGTGGAGCTGGGGGTGACCCAGCAGGTGCTCGGAGACTTCCGGCAAGTCATGGCCGAGCGTGTCAGCATCATCTGAAACATAGAATCAATGGAAAGCAAAGGAGAACAATCATGGCGAAGAGACCACAGCCAGCACCGGGCGCGATCTACACGTGCGATCGTTTCAGGAATCACGCTTTCGGCGAGGTGAGACTCTACCGGAATCGACTGGAGACGGACATCACCACCACCTACCTGCATCGGTACAAGAAGACGGATGTGTACCAAGTGTCAGACTTGCAGGGTGTGACGATCAAGAAGCGCAACGTCACATGGAAGCGTAGCGCCCTGCGCTCTTTCACGCTGCCTTTCAAGAAGGTGGAGGACGCGCAGGAATTCTACAATGCCGTGAACAGCCTCTAAAAGCATTAAGCCCCACAGATTGTGGGGCTTTTATATTGTCTTATAAGTCTTTATAAAGCTTATATCTGCTTCAGGCGCTCGAATACCTGTGCCGTCTGTGCCGCATCGTCGGCGGCCCTATGCCGCTCCGTCTTGGCGATGCCGAAATAGCGGATGAGGTCGAGCAGCCTATGGCGGTCAAGCTGCGGCAGGAGTGTCTGAGAGACTTCCAAAGTGTCATAGAAGCTGACGTCCGGCATGCCGACCCCCACTCTTTCGGCTTCGCGGGCAATGACCGGCAGGTCGAAGCGGCGAATATTGTGCCCTATCCACGTATCATGCCCGCAGAAAGCGCAGAACTTGGGTAGCGCTTTGTCGATGGTGGGTTTGCCTTTGACGTCCCGGTCGGTGATGCCAGTGATCTGCGTGACCTTGGCCGGTATCGGAATCTGGGGATTGACGAGCTGGCTGTATGACGCGACTTTGCGCCCGTGCCTGATTCTCACGGCTCCTAGCTCGATGATTCGAGCGCTTCTGTCCAATCCTGTGGTCTCGATGTCGATTGCCACGTAATCGTCCTCCACGCCATCATTCGTGTCGGCATGAGTGATTGGTGCCGTTTCCACTGTTGGAGCGTCTGAGGTGGCTTCCGGCGATGATTCAGGCGCATTCGTCGCTTGATGCTTATGGCGCGGCTCCGGCTTGAGGAAGAGATGCCAGAAGAACCATGCGAGGAAGGCGAGGAGCAGAACCGTCATGATGCTTGTGGCCAGATCATCCTGCGGTGTGGTGATGGTGTCGTATATGCCGTAGATGCCTGAGATTGCGCACAGCACGGATAGCACGAGGTAAATCAGTTTCTTCATCGCTTCCCCTTTTTTCTCTCTGCTTCAAGCTACCGCAGATGGGGATTGGACATGCTGATTTTTTGGCGCATTGCGCCTTATAAAAAGAATGTTAAAACTTGTAGAGTCTTATATATGTATAATGTTGGTAATACCGTAGTGGCAGTTTTCTGCTACTTTCTTTATATCCGGTGTATAAATTTGACTATACGCTTGAGTGGTACTATACTTCAAAACATTAAATAAAAGCCCACGCGGTTGGTCAGAACCACGCGGGCGAGGAAAACCTAGGACGATTCTCCGTGCACTAGAATACCGCGAGGCATGGAGGGAAAGACGATGAAACCAATGGGATACAAGAACACCGACGCCTTCTACGAGCTCGCCAGCAAAGGACGCCTCGCATACCAGCGAGGCGACAACATCGGAGTCTACGCCATGGCGCAACTCGTACTCGCATACATGTGCGACCAAACCTACGACTGGGACAGGGCACGCAACCAGCCACCCGAGAAGCTGCGCAAGGTCAATGTCCCGTGCCGCTACTACACGCTCGGCTGGCGCTCATTCTCCGACGATCATGGAATGGTGATACTCACTCCTGAGCAGGCCATGAGCGAAGACGCCGACAAAATCATGCGCAAGCGCGAGCTCAACGCGAAGAAGCAATTCAGCGACGCCGCCGTATGGCTACAGGAGCGCGGCGTGATCAAGAAGCTCGAACCCGCGTCGCTCGGCAAGAACGCGGGCTTCCTCCTACTGATCGGCGACGACGAGGAGAACCGTGCGGTGGAACGGTGGGCGCGCCAATGCCTCGGACTACCAATGATCTGGTGAGCCGTGCCCATCCGTGCCCACATTTTGCCCACACTTTTCCGGTAATTGACGTGAATTGTAGTGATTTGAAGTGAATTGCAAACCATGCCGGAACCGTTGGAAATAAAGGAAAAGCCGCCATTTCTGGCGGCTTTTGAATCGTGGAGTCGCGGGGAATCGAACCCCGGTCCGATGACCGAGCCCACAGTCTTCTACGTGCGTAGTCTGCTGGCCAAGTTGGCGGTTTTTCTGCCCCCATCGCTGTCGCAGACAACTGATGGCGAGCATATCCGCAGTAAAAGTCCCGATGGAGCCCTGAGGCTCAACTCCATCAGCAAGTCTTCTTAACGACGCTCAGCATCCTCCCAAAGACGAAGAGGAGTGAACGGAGCGGCTGCTCACTGGTTAATCCTGACTAAAAATCAGGCAGCGAGAGCGAACTCAGTGCGGTTAGATTTAGCACTTATTCTTTTGCCGGGGTCATCCACGAGCGGA